CAGCCGAACGCGGCGGTGCCGAACGTGCCCAGGTCGGCGTACATCGTGGGCAGCGCCTGGTAGAGATTCGACTTGAGGAAGATCGTCTGCATCCGTTGGGTCACGGTGTGCAGCCATTCCTTGACGCGCTGGAACTCGGCGAGGTCGGGGTCGGGCGTGGTGAGCTTGAACCAGGGACGCGCCGGCGAGGTCAGCCCCGCGTGCAGCCCGTGCTGCAACGTGCGCGCGGCGAACGTCGGGGCAGAGTCGATGATGGCCTGCGACCGGCGCTCACCGCGGTTGCGGTCGCTCAGGGAGAAGCGCGATCGCCGCGGGAGAATGAACTCCGCGAGCTCGGACCAGTGCGGGTCGAACGAGCTCCGCTCGGTCTTGAGCGCGGCGTAGATCGCTTCGTGCCGCTGCCGTGGGGTCAGCCCAGACGGGTGCCCCGCCATCCCGGTTGCCGTGCCGATCGCCACTAGTAGCCGGCGCCAGCGCGGACGCGCTGCGCCGCGGTGATCGCCGCGGCCATCGCACGCGAGCGGGAGACGTTGGTGGTGATGGGGGCGTGGGCGAGCAGTTGTTCTTTCTGCTGGTCGAGCGTCAGGCCGCGGATCTGGAGCGTGCCGCGCTGCTCGAGGCGCTTCAGCGCGCGCCGGCCCACGGCGCCGAACTTCTCGACGTCCTGGGCCTTCACGGTCGGCACGGCCGGACGTGTGACCGCCGTGCGGCCTGTGTTGTACGCGGTGGGGGAGAGAACCACTACGAACCTTCCTGAATGCGCCGATAGACGACGAGCATCCGGCGCCGCTCGCGCGTGAGGCGCAGGCGGCGAAGTGAGGGGGTGCGGAACCAGGCGAGCAGGCGTGCGATCACGCCGACTCCAGTTCCGAGAGGCGATTGATGTGGGCGTTGAGCCGGTGCGTGAGCTCCTGGTCCTTCGCGCGGAGCTCGGCGATCGCGTGCTCACACTGCGTGACCGTGGCCTGCGCCGTGGTGCGCGCGCGGGACGTCGTTTGAATCTCACGACGGGTGCGCGCCAGGGTCCGCACCAGGTCGTCGACGTCAGTGCGGGAATGCACGAGACGCAGGCCGGCGGGTTCCACCGGGCCTGGCTCGTAGTTGAGCGCGGACGCGATACCCGCCTCGCGCTCGGTCAGGGGAGAGATGCAGTCGCCTTCACCGCAGAAGGGCGCTCGGATTGTGGGCGTGCATCTACACATCGTTACCAGTCGACTTGCGGCGCCTCCCGCTCGAGCCGTGACTCGAGAGCCGCTACGCGCGTGGCGTGGGCCTGGGACCGTCGCAGGGCCGCCCTCGCGCGCTTCTCAGCTTTGCGGGCGGCCTTGCCTCTCACCTTTGGGATGGCGCGTCGGAGCGTCAGCGCAAAGGGCTCGAGGACAACCTCGCGTGTGCCGTCGCGATCGATCGCAAGCGGCACAGACCGCAGGTTGCTCACCACGTACTGGCGGCCACACTCTGCGGAGAGCCGGACGCCGTCGACAATCGCGTGCTGCTGGTGGGCGTGGAGATCACGCGCGACTGGACGAAGCGCCGGCTCCACCGATGTGTCGGCCTCGTCGACGGCCGGCAGGAGGTCACCTGTAGCCCTGGCGACTTGCGCCGTCGTTCCCGTGATGAACTGTGAACTCTCGGCCGAGAGCGTCTCGACCAGTTGCTTGACGTGTTCGTTGTTGGTGCTCACGCTGTACTCCTCAATGGGTCGAACTCGGTTTCCGCGTGCGCCGCGCGCTGCACGCCGCGCATGGCCTCGACGAGCTCGCGGGGCATGTCAGGGAGGGCGCAGGTCGCGGCGAGGCCGTCGCCCAGGTCGGGGGAGCGGCCCAGGCGCTTCTTGATCTGGTCCTTCTCCTCGAGCAGCAACGTGCCCTGGTGGAAGGTGTAGGTCGGCGTCGTGAGCTCGGCGACGAAGTCGCCGTCGACGTTCATGGGTAGCTGCCAGTCACGCTTGATGCCCTCGGCCATCAGCCACCACATCTCGGTGCGCTTGTTCTTGAACTTGGGTGAGATGGCTTTGCCGCCGAAGGCGACCGGTAGGACGTAGACGCCGCTCACGCGCAGTTGGTCGATCACGCCGGCGCCCATCGCGCCGCTATCGACAATCTCGAGGTCGCTCTGCCAGGCCGTTTTCGCGGCGTAGAGGCGCGCGGCGACCTGCGCGGTGTCGGCGCCGCGGAGCACAATCGGTTTGAAGACGCGCCGGCCCTGGCGCGGGAACATCACCGTTCGGTCGTCGCCGAAGCGCGCGACGTCGACTCCGAGCCGACGTTGCATGTGCTGGTACTCGGCGGGCGTGATGGTCCGCCGCTGCGCCGCGTGCACATCCTCGATGCCGAGCAGCGTGTTGATGGAGCTCGGAGGGAACTTGCCCAGGATGTACGACATGACCCAGGGGTTATCGCGACCGTAGAGCGCGATTTGGGTCTTGGCCCACTCGATGTCGCCGCGCTTGGCGCGCCGCGGGTCATCGGGATCGTTGGTGACGATGATGATGAACCACTGACTCCGCGCCTGGTTGGCGGCGAAGTAGAGCATCCCGTCGAGGGAGATCGGGTTGCCGGCCTGGACGATCTTGCCCCAGAGCGGCTTGTCGGCCAGTGCCTGCTCGGCGGCGCGCAACACGGTCGGCGGGATCGACCCGCTCTCGTCGATGAAACACGCCACCGAACGCGCGTGCAGCCCGGAGAGCGTCGAGCCCTGTTCGTCGGCGGTGCCTGACTTCGGCCAGTTGCGCCGCCCCAAGAACCATTGCTTCGGGTTCTCGCGCGCGGTGACCCGCGTGTCGGTATGCTCGAAGGCGGCCGTCAGATAGTGTGACCGCGCCTGCCAGGTCGCGAGCTCGGCCCAGAAGTTATCTTTGAGGTTGGCATCGGTGACACCCGTCACGAGGCCTTTGGGCGGGGAGTAGGGGTCGAGGCAGCAGCACGAGAGAAAGTGCCAGGCACACCAGGCCATGCCTGCGGACTTGCCAACCCCCGCGGCCGCTTGCAGGGAGATGCGCGGCGTCTGGGGATTCACCCAGGCCTCGAGCAGCTCCTCTTGAAAGACGTCGGGCTCGGCGCCGAACTGCTCGACGACGAACTTCTTGGCCCCGTGCGGCCACTCCCGATACTCGGCGAGCTTCGCCTTCGCGAGCTCGATGTCGCTCGCCATTACGACCAGGCCTGCGTCAGCCAGATCCCGAACCAGGCCGCCAGCGAGCCGCCGATCATCATGCCGGCCAGCACCCAGCCGCCCTCGGTCTTCACGACCTTGCGGACGATGAAGTAGGCGAACGCCGCGGCGATCGCGTCGGTCACCATCGCCCACCACACGTTGCCGGCGGCGATCGCGCGGAAGTTGACGGTGAGGTTCGCGTAGCTGACGAACTGCACGACCGCCATCAGGAGCAGGTCGCGCATGGTCAGTCGACGAACATGCAGTAGAGCGCGGTCGCGCCGCTGCGCCGGCACACGCCGTATCGCTGGACGCGCTCGACGAGCGCCCCCACCGTGCCGATCACGACGAACCCGACGAGCACCAGGAGCAGCGCCCGACTCACGCGTCGTCCTCGCCGTCGTCCTGGGCGGTGCCGGCAATGATGGCCGCCAGGCTCACCGTGCCCGTGTGCTCGACCGACTTGGTCGGCACGCCGGCCCAATACGCCAGCAGCAAGCGGAGCAGGGAGGGGTCGAGCTCGAACGTCTTGATCCGCATCAACAGCCGCTCGCGGAACTCCGGGTCCGCGATCGCATCGCTGAAGATGCCGTCGAGAAAGGTCTTGAGGGTTTTGGTTGCGCGGTTCGGGGTGCCCTTGACCCGGCCGCCACTCTTGGAGCCGTCTGCGAATGCCACTCGATCCGAGCGTGGCAGGCGGCGCCGACGTGCCCGCGCTACTGGTAGCGCCCCGTGTTAGGCTGCGTGCCTCGCGCTGAGTGTCTCGCCACGTCCTGGCGGGCTGCTGGGAACAGCGCGGTCGGAGCGGGGCGAGCTCGGGCTTGATGGGGTATGGGGCTCGCGCGCGCCCCTGCGACGGCCACATCTGCCCCTCGGGCCTCTACTCCGGGTCTACTTTTCACCGACGCCGAGCGCGCGTGCGGCGTGCGCGAGCGGGCGATCGCGCGTCGCGAGGGTGGCCCGGCTGACCACGGCGGACGCCAAGAGATGGAGATCGATCCACCCCAGGCCGCGGCCCATCAACCCGTGTCGCTCGACAAACTGCAGCACGTCGTCGTGGGCGACGAGGGGTGCCACCGGCAACTGATCGAACAACGCGAGCACGTCCGTACGTCGCGGCATCTGCCCGCACGCGAGCTCTCCCTGCACGAACGGATGTCCTAGCACCAGGCCTTCGATGAGCCAGTCCGCCAACTGCGTATCACGGCGCCGACCGTGATCGATCCAGATCGAGGTGTCGACCAGGATCATCGGCGGGACCGCGGGGCGCGCCGGCGACGCGGTGGCGTCCTGATGGGGAAGTGCCCACCCAGATCCGCCAGGCGCTTCGCGCTCTCCCTGGCAATCAAGGCATCCAGGCCGGCGTGGATCAGGGCCGTCTTCTCCGTCTCGCCCGTGAGCGCTTTCGCGCGAGCGATCTTGTCGTCGTCGAGATTGAGCGTTGTGCGCATCTGCATCAAGTATATATCGTCATGCAGACGGCGTGTTGTCGGCGACTCACGTCTCAAGGCCGGCATCGTCCTCGAGGAATCGATGGCACCGGCCGCAGTAGCGCTGCGCGATGTCGTGCACGTTGAAGCTCACCGCGTGGCACCGCAGACAGGTGAACGCTGGCCGCCACGGCACGAACCCATCCAGCTGCGCGATCGTCTCGAGCGGCACGTGCTCGCTGCTCAACGCCAGGCGTGAGCACCGCACCACGGTAACGTCCACCGGATCGCCCTCGAGCCGCACGAGCTCGGCGCGATCCTCCTGGAGCTCGCGCACCTCCAGCGTGACGCGGAGATCGTTCGCGCCGGCGAACGTCACGCGCCGGCCTTTCACCACGAGCGACTCGTGCACGTGCAACCAGCCGTACTGCTTCACCGGCTGACAACAGCACCGCACCTCGATCAGCCGGCACCACTCGAGCTGTGTCCCCATTGCGCACTCCTGCGCAAATTATCGTGAAGGTGTCGTCCGAGTCTTCGTCGGATCCCGCCAGACCACCCGGCCATCGCGGCCGGGCCCGACCCGCTCCCACCCACAGCGGCACACTTTGACCGGCCGGCCCCGCTCGGGGGGCGCCTCGCGCCCGACCGCCAGGATGTTCTGCCGGCACGACGGGCACCGCCGGTGGCACGGACACGCCACGGGGGGTCCTTCGTTGCTGTCCCTTACGCCGCGGCGGCGGGGACCAGGCCCAGGTCGGCCGGGTTGACGCCCTCGGCCTCGAGCTCGCGCAGGAAGCGCGGCAGGTCGAGCCCCTCGACGGTCGGCCAGGTGCGCCGCTCGCCGTTCGGGCCGACGCACTCGAGGCACCGGCGGCGCCGGCGGTACAGGTCTGATTGCATGGCGCCCTTGGACCGATAGACCCGCGATCGCTGCGAGCCGCAGTACGGGCAGGTTGGTTTCGGGACGTCGCTCCGGGGGGTCGAGGGCGCCGGCCGGGGGCCGGGGAACGGGAGAATCACGGGGGGCCAACTCCTTCGGCGCGAGAGGCGAACAGGCGGGGAAAACCTGGGCTCGAGCCGAAACAGATGGGTATGCAAGACCCCGACGCATATTTGACCCACCCCAGTCTGAAGCACACCGACCTCCCCCTCTTGGTCAAGCGGGAGCGGACGATCGCCGCCAAGCTCGCGCCGCTCGCCGAGCTCGAGGAGCTCGGGAAGGAGACGCGCAAGCGGATCCACGAACTCTTGCTCCAGGCCGGGTTTCAGCCGAAGGACTGGACGACGGTCAACGGCTACCAGGTGCGGCGCGAATCGCGCGCCGGTCAGACCAGCTTCAACGACGCGACGTGCCAGGCGCAGTTGGTCGCCGGCGGCGTCGACGCCGACCTCGCCGCGAGCTCGATCGCGGCCAGCTTCGAGCAGGCGCCGACCGTCTACTACGCGAGCGTCAAACCGATGCGCGGCGCCCTGGTGCGAAAGCGGCGGGAAGCGAAGACCTTGTTGCGGGCCAGCCTGAAACCGGCGGCCTGAGCTGGGATGAGAATTAGAAATAGTACGAATCGCCGCCGACGCACGGGGCATTCGTACTACGACCCCGGTTTCATTGGGGTTGTGACGTTGTGACCGTTCGCGTTTCGGTTGGTCCCCTGGCAATTCCGCCACGGTGAACGGAGCGCGGCGCCCCCCGCTACGTCGGCGCCGCGCCTCTGCGCTCCACCGGTTGGGGACGACCGGATCGTTCCGGCGGCGTCTCGACCGCCGCCGGAACCCCGTTAGGGGAATCCCTTAACGTCAACCTGTCGTTTACAGCTTGCGGAGGCTTAGAGCCCCGGCAGGGCGAGCACGCCCGCGTGCTTGGCCGCCTCCCGGCGCCGGCGATCGCCGAGCCGGCGACACGCCGAACACCGCCGCCACTCCCGCTGGACCCCCCGCCGATCCCGTTGCCGATAGGTCTGATCGAGCGGATGCCCCTGATGGCAGGTCGTCCGGATGGGTCGAACGGCCGACTGCCGGCCGGCGGCCCACGCGCGTTTGCCGTTCTCACTGCGAGTGACCCAGGCCAGGTTGCCGACCCGGTTGTTGACCTTGTTGTGGTCGGCGTGGTGGGCGACGTGCCCGGGCGGGGCGGGGCCGACGAAGACCTCGAGCACCAGCCGGTGCACGGCGAGCGGCGCGGGCCCGCCGACGTCGACCTGCAGGTAGCCGGCGCCGCTGACCCACTGCGCGAGCTCGTCGCCGCCGATGACGCGCACGACGCCGTCGTCGCTCACCTCGAGGCAGTTTGAATCCGGGAGGGGACGCCAGCAGCGCATCCCGCCAGACTCGTCCCGGGGTGTGACAGGTCAGGTCACGCGCAGCCGCCGACCGCGCAGAGGATCCGACCGAGCGCGAACCCGATCACGAGGCCGAGCGCCAAGAGCACCATCCACCCATCATGCGCGCGCCGGCGGCGCCGCTCGCGATCGAACGGCGAGACGCTCCGGATCCGCTCGGTCATCTGAGTCCCCCGCGACGGGCGGTTCGCGCGCGTTCCTCGTGGCGCCCCTCTTCGCGCGCGTGCTCGCGATCGCGGGCGCGCCAGGCGAGCCACTTGTGGCCGCTCGAGCAGTACTTCTTGTGCTTCGCGCGCGGCGCCGACCGATCGACGAGCACGTCGCACGGGCCGTACTCGCACTTGACCAGGTGCGGCCGGCGCCGCATCGGCTCGGGCACGACGACCTGGCGCAGCCGCGCCCGCGCGCGCGCCGTCAGATCCGCGGTTGAGAGCTTTCGCGCCATGCGCTCACCTCCCGCACCAAGGCCTGGTAGTCGATCGCCGCGTTGCACTCGGGGTCGTACGAGAGTAGGTCCTCGCCGACGAGTTGCGCCTGGTTGACGCTCTCGCTTTGGCGGATCGTGGTGTGGAGCACGCGCCGCTCGAATCGATCGAGCGTCTCGCTCACCGCCTGCGTCACCTTGCGTCGTGGGTGAAACAGCGTGCGGAGCAACCACCAGGCGTCGAAGTCGCGGCGCCACTGCCGCAGTGAGCCCTCGAGGTCGACGATCGACTCCGGCGATCGCGCTTCCATCCGCACCGGCACGATGATGTCGGTGGCGGCGCGGCACGCATTCTCGACAAGTGGACCCAGTGAGGGTTGGCAATCGAGCACGATCCACTCGAAGCACGCGAGCTCGGGCGCCAGGGCGTGCTGTAGGTAGTAGCCGCGGTCGGTCGCCGACGCCAGCCACTGCGCGTGGCGCTCGAGCCGCAACGAGCTCGGGACCATCACGAGCCCTGGCACCTGGGTGTCGCGCGCCACGGCCCCGACGCTGCGAGGCGAGTCGGTGAACAGGTCGGCGGTGCCGAGCTCGTGGTAGGTGACGTCGGTCGTGATGAGCCCGCGCGTCGCACACCCTTGCGGGTCCAGGTCGACGAGCAGCACACGGTGGCCCAGCCAGCGCGCCAGGCCGGCGGCGAGCACGATCGCCGTCGTCGTCTTACCCACGCCGCCCTTGTGCGCGGCGATCGCCACGACCCGTGCTGACCCCTGGTCGTGCGGGCGATCGTCACCGACAACCGGTTGCAACCGGTTTGTCGGGGCGCTCGGGCCGACGCCCAGCGCCGCGACCGCTCGCGACGCGGCCACGCCGCGGCGCACAAATGCCTCTACCTCATCTTCCATGCGGTCCTCCTTGACTTGACTCCGTTTGCAACCGGTTTGCACTGCGGTGTTCGCCGTGGAACGTCGGGACGGACGCGACCGCTCCTACACGCAATCGCCGCCGACGGCGCGCGCCGCCGGTCAGCCTTGCCGGCCGCGTCCCCTCCCGAACCCCCTCACGACGCCGGCGGCACCCAGGTCGCCAGCGTCACGTACTCGCGCCGCACATGCGGCTTGTGCCACGCCAGGCGGGCCTGGCGCGCGCGTTCATCGTCGGCGGTCCACGGGGTCGGCCACGCGGCGATCGCCTCGCCGACGGCATTCAGCATGGCGTGGCGGCCGTCGTGGCCGCGAGGCCGCGTGCAGACCAGCGGGTCGCTCCCGTTGACCGGCCGCGTGTCGCCGCAGGTCATGCCCGCACGCCGCGCGCGCGCTCCTCGAGCACGACACGCACCTGGTCGAGCAGGAAGGCCACGCCGTTGCGCTTGCCGGTTGCCGTGACGAGTGCCTCCCCGGTGCGGGTCATCTCCCGGCCGATCGCCTCGAGGTCGATGCGGTACTGCGCGCGCACCGCGGCGTTCTCGGGCGAGAGCGGGGGGTCGGTCGCGCGCAGCGCCGCCAGTTCCGCCTCAATGTCGCGGTAGCTCGCCAGCACCGCCTCATGGGTCGCCCGCGCCGCGGCCTCGCCGAGCGCCGCCTCCTCGAGGTCGCCCAGGAGCTCGTCGCGCAGCGTCGGCAGCGCCTGCGGGCCTTCGTCGTTCGCGCGCCGGTGCAGGTAGCGCCGCACCGTGTCGCCGACCGTCGTCAGCATTCGACGAACACCAGCGGCAGCATCGGTTCCTCGCCGCGCGCATCGGCGAGCAGCGCGCTGGTGCGGTGGACCTGGTGTAGGCAGTGCGCTTCGAACACCGGGTTGAAGTTGTCGATCGCCTGACTCCAGGCGGTGAACGCCTCGAGACTGAGATGGCCGGCCAGGAGCTCGGCGCGCACGACGAGCGCGTGCATGTGCTCGGTGCGCGGGAGCTCGGGGCAGGCCTGGCACGGGGTCGTCGCGTTGAGCGTCATGGGTGGTCCCTCTTTTTTGGCGTGGGTCACCTTACGTTCCGAAGCGGGATCTTTAACTTGTCGGCCAACGCCCACATCCGCCGCGCGATCGCGAGCACGTCGGCCGGCACGCGACCCCTGAACTGTTTTCGCAACGCGCGCTCGCGGGAATAGGCCAGCCACTTAGCCTTGTGTCGCTGTCGGTGCTTCCGGTTCGCCGCCAGCCGCTCCGCGCGAAACTGCGGATCGGTCGCGCGACGTTCAGCGCAGCGCACGCGGTGACGCGCCATCCGGTGTGCCCACCGCTGTGGATCCGCGCGCCGCGCGCGCTCGAGCGCCAACCCCTGCGGGCTGCGCCCCCGCGCGCGTTTCCTGGCGAGATCCTGCGCGTAGACCACGGGGTCGGCGCGGCGGTGCCGCTGTCGCGTGCGCGCGGCCAGCCGCAGCCGATCCCGATGTTTGGCGTAGTAGGCGGCCTGGTACGCGCGCTTCCACTCGCGCTCGGCCGCGGTCATCGCCGCTTGCCTTGGGGGAGCGCCTTGCGTTCGGCCGCGGGCGGGAGCTCGCCGCCGCCGGCCATGCGGATCGCGATCAGCCGGTTGCTCTCCTCGTTGGCAAGCGTGGCGCGCAGGCGCACGTAGTTGCCCATCAGGCCGAGCTCGAACTTCGCGCGCCGGTGGTAGTCGGGGTCGTTGCCGCGATAGGTCCGATACGCGCGAATCGCGTCGAACCCGGCGAGCACTTCGCTCTCGAGCGCCTCGAGCAGCCGCTCGGGCCGTTGGTGGAGCAGAATCCGCGGGGTGTCACTCTCGGCCTTGTTGGTCTTGGTGTCCATGCTCATGTCCTCCCGTCGTTGTTGCCCCCGGCGCCCACGCCCATCTCGCCGGCCGAGAGGCGCGCGGCCAGCAGTTGGCGCGCCTCCTCGAGCGTGAGTTGGACACACACCAGGCTGTTGTCCCATCGCAGCACCGCGTCGATCAGGATCGGCTCGCGGAAGCGCCGATCCAGGCAAACATCGACGAAGTCGGCGGACGCGCCGTGTTCCCGCCGGCTCATGATCGGTTTCCCGTGCAGTCGGGGCACGGCACCAGCACCGTGCGGTCAGGCGGGCCGCTCGCCACCGTGATCTCCCCCTCGCCTCCACACGTCGGGCAGTCGCGCACGACGTAGACGGCGCCAGCGTCCGCGCGCGCTATCGCGCCGACCGACATCCGGGTGTGCGCGAACTCCCACTCGCGTTGGCGCGCCTCGCTCTGCTGCCACGCGGCTTCGACCGTCACGTTCAACAGGCGCGCTCGGTCACTGGCCCCCCAATCGAACCCTTCCCGAAACGCGTCGCCGATCGCGGCGCGGTAGGTGTCCAACTCGCGCAGCACAGCGTCGGTCGTTTGTGCTATCGTGCGGCCCTCGTCGCTGCTCTCCCTGCCTGCCATCGATCCGTCCTTTCTCGTTAACAGAAGATCGGCTATGCGATCTCGCGCACTTTCCACAGAAACGCGCGATGCTTCGCTGCCAATCGTTTGACATCTTTCGCCCCACTACGAATCGCGCTTTCGCCTTCGCCGTCTATTCCATCAATCCGCTTTCGCTCGGCCCCCAGCATCCTGCACGACCGTTCGATCACTGGGTGGCAGACGCGGCACCGGGCCTCGCAGCGGGCGAGCTCGCACGCGAGACGCGCCGGATGCGCGCCGGCCCCTACCAGGCGACAGATCGGCACGTTCGACGCCCACCCGCGGAACGCGTCGCGATGGACGAACCGCAGCGCCCGATCGGCCAGCCGGGCCCCGCACTGCACACAGACCCGCCGCGCCAGCTCGGTGTCCACATAGGCGCGCGCCGTGCGACGATCAGCTGCGCGCGTCGAGAGTGGTCGTTGGAGCTCGGCGTCGGCGAACAACGCCAGCTGCTCCGACACCCCAGCCACCCCTTCACAAGTTGCCTGGTCCCGACGCGCGCGTCTTTCACCTGGTCACGTCGACGTAGTGCCTGTTCGATCAGGGCATGGTGTGCCGCACCTCCGTCGGTGGTTTCGGGAACGCCGCCTCGAGCTCGGCCTCGAGCTCCTCGCGCGTCGGCAGGCGCGGGTAGCGCGCCAACAGCGACTCGAAGACCGCATCCAGCCGATCAGCGAGCGCCACCGAGACGACCTGCTGGTAGGCGAGCGCCTCGGTAAACGGGATCGCCTGGTCGTAGGCAAAGAACAGGACGTGGAGGGCCTCGGCGATGTCGAGATGCGGCGGCCAGTCGTTGCGGTGGGAGAAGTGTGCGCCGTCGAAGCGGAGTTGCCGCCGGCGGGTGTCGGGGAGGATCGGCTCGCCGGTGCCCAGGTCGATGGCGGCGAGCACGGCAAAACCGTAGGCGTCGTACGGTCCGACGTTGTTGGCGGGCTCACAGTCATGCACGTAGGTGCGCGACTGTTCAGGAATCAAGCCCACGGTCTTCTCGCACCGCGGACAGATCACTTTCTGCCGGCGTTTGGGTTCTCGCGGCGGCGGGGAGACGGGAAGGTCGTCGCTCATGTCGCGTCGCCTTCCTGATCGCGCTCGATCGATTGCCGCCACAAGGTGCCGATCCGCTCATCCTCCGGCGCCAGTCGCCGCGCCTCGGTCACTGCGTGAAACACGCCGCGGCTCACCGTCCACGCTGGGAGGTCCGCGAAGAACTCCCGCGCGTTCGCCAGGAGCTCGTCATACGAAGCCCACCGTCGCAGGCGCAGGAGGTTCTTCTGCACCCCCAACGAGACGGCGACGACATCGGGGTGCGCGGCGTCGACGGCCACTAGTGGTCGCGACACAATCCCCCGGGGACCCAGTGGGAGAGGTTGGGGTTCTGCAGGGGGGACGACGAGTGGGGGCTCGTGGAAATTGTCGGGGGCTGTGGGCGCGCTGGCTCGGTTGTGTGTGACCTCACCAGAGGACGGTGCGGGCGCGTCCACAGCGTCCGCAATTTCCACAGCCCTGTTCTCCTGATCTTTCTGTTCTTCTGTTCTTCTGTTCTTCTGATCGTGGGGTAAGGGGCTTACCAAGGGGCTTACCAAGGGGCTTACCAAGGGGCTTACCAAGGGGCTTACCAAGGGGCTTACCAAGGGGCTTACCAAGGGGCTTACCCCGATCGTGAAATTTTGACCGTGGTGTTTTTGCCACGGGAGTCCCTCGCGGCGATCGGCGGCGAGCAGGTTGAACTGCTCGCGGTAATGATCGAAGGCGACGCCGAGGAACGGGTTGGCCGGCATCGCCGCGTACGTCCGCATCAGGCCGAGCCACTTGTTGTCGCCGCGTTTCAGGGGCCGGTCGGCGCCCGTCGGGTACACCCGGTCGCCTGCCATTCGTACCACCCACACAAACTGCGTGTCGTCGTCGTAGTAGGCGAGGCGCAGGCGCTGTAGTGCGTCGAAGGCGGCCGTCACCGCCTTCGGGGTTTTGAGCACCGGTAGGTCGAGGAGGACCTGCGACTGCAGGAGCCGGTAGAGCCCCCACATGTTGGCGTGCCGATTGGTTCGCAGGTACACGAATAGGACGGTGGCCTCCCACCCGACCCGTTGCAGCGCAGCACCCTCATCGCCGTCCCAGAACGTCGATTCGATCGTCCCGTAGGGGGTGCGAACGTAGTCGCTCATCGCGGCACCCGATGCTCTGGGTAAAGCCGCATGGCGCGCGTGGCTAACCCTTGGGCCACGCGCTTAACGGTGTCCCCGTAGGCGAGCCAGTTAGCCTCGCCGCGGAGGAGTCGCTGCCAGTCGGCGAGGAAACATGCGAGGTCGGCCTCGAGGTCAAACAGACGCGCGGCGCGCGCGGCGCCGCCGACGAGCGGCCCCGCGCACTGTGCGCAGCGATGGTCCGCGACCCGGTTGCCGCGGTGCAGGTTGATCTGCTGCCGCCGCCGACACGACGGACAGAAGGCACCCGCCATCAGGCGCGCCCTCCAAGGCTCCCGCAGTCACAGGCTTGGACGGGTTCCTTGCACGCGCGACAGAGGCCGCTCGCCTCGACGCGTTGTTGGACCGCGCTGCGCCGCTGCGGCGGCCGCCACGCGGCTTGCGGACGACGCGCCGGCCGCGCGCCTGGGAGCCGCGGCGCGCGTGTGTTGGGTGTCGACGACGGCCGTGTCTGAGACGTCTGAGACTTATCCGTCGTCGGGGTCGGCGTGGGGGGTGGCGGCTGGCACAAGTCGTTCCGCAGGTCCGCGATCTCCTGCACGAGGCGCTTCGCCATCTCCTCGAGACGCGAGAGGCGACGGTCGGCGTCGGCGCGATTCATGCGGCCCTCCGCATCGGCGACAACCCGCCGCGCCCTTCGAGGATGCGCGCGCCGGCGGCGTGCACCTCGCGCACGAGCATGAGGTCGGCCGTCTGGTAGTAGGCGACGATCGCGGTGACCGGCGCGAGCTCGGCGCAGAAGGCGCGAATCAACCGGTCGTACCACGCGATGTGGCGCTCGTCGCGCACGACGCGCAGGACGTGGAGCCGCTGACTCGCCGGCAAACGATCGTCGAAGCTGACGAAGTCGCACCACGACGCGTTGGTCAACCAGAGCGCGTGCGTGATCTGGGCGCGGTAGTCCCGCGGGATGCGCTTGTGGCCGAGCCCGTAGGCGAGGTGCGCCAGGGTGTTGGGCGCTTTGACTTCGACGACGCCTTCAAACTCGCCGACGTGCCCGTCGAGCGACGCGCCGGCCGGCAACGTCGCGTGCGCCACAAAGCCGGTGGTCTGCACGGTGTAGCCGGTGCGCGCCGCGTAGGCGTCGAGCGCCGGTGCCTCGAGCAGACGGCCGCGGCGCATCGCGCCGCTCTCGAAGCGCGAGCCGTGCGGGCGGCCGGTGAGGGACTCGCGCACCAGTTGCCACAGGTAGTCGCGACGGGCGGTGGACTGAAAGAGCCCCAGCCGCTTGCGCGGCAGGAGGAAGTAGGCGCCGGTTCCCGTCACCCGGCCGACGCGCAGGTCGTGCCACGCCGCCGAGCGTTGGGCGACGTGATGGACGAGAGGCGGCGGTTGCCGGGTGAGCGGGGCAGGGCCGTCGAAGTCGAAGCGGAGCGTGCGATCGGTCAGGCTATACGCCAGGGAACTGACGACGTCGGGCAGTGGGGGCATGATGCGGGGAACCTCCTGTGGTCCTGAAGAACGCGGGTTGCAGTCCGCGTCACGGGGTCAAGGAACGAACCGACGACGACGCGCGTCAGGCGCCTAGCGCCGCCATCGGTACCGGTCTTCGCGCGCGGCGCGTCGTCCATCCATCTCGATCTCTTCAAGGGACGGCAGAGACGTCGAGGCGGGGACGGCGCGCAACAAGTCCTCTTCCCAGACCAGCACGCGGTTCGAACCCGGAAGACTCCGGTTCGGAATCCGGTGTCGGATCCGGAACTCTCGGAACGCTTTCGCACTTGGCAGCTTGAGTAGCGCCGCCGCTTCAGTCGCCGTCAACGCCGCTTTCATGACGCGAGTCGCGCGACGGACAACAGGTAGCGACGCGGTGAGTACCCGAGCGCGCGCGACAACTTGTCGGCGGTGCGCTCGGTTTGTGTGTCGCCCCTCAAAAAGCGGCTGACGGTCATGTCCGACACCTTCGCTGCGCGGGCGAGGTCAGTCGGGAGCCAACCCTTGAGCGCCATGTCGGCCACGATGCGGACGGTGTCGTAACGGGGCTTCGGTCGCATTCCCGTTGTTTCCATATGCAGACAAAATAGATCGTGCGTTGCTGCACGTCAACAACATTTTTTAACCATGTTTATCAAAAGCAACGACACGCGGTTACGCTGGTGATGCAGTGAAGCCAACACTTCGCGCCCCAGGATTCGGCCGATGGCTGAAAGCGCGACGTGGGAAGAAGAGCCTTGAAGCGGTGGCGAGTCGCGTCCGTACACGGCTTGCCCGTCTCGGCGTCAAGTTCAACCGATCACAGTTGTTGAAAATCGAGGAGCAGGGGTTGGTCCCGCATGCCGTCGTCCTCTACGAACTTGCGCGCGCGCACGGCGTCAGCGCCGGCGACGTGATCGATCGCATCGCGAACGAGTTGGGACTGACTGCGCAGAACCCGCGATTGCCCGAACAACCGCCCCCGAGCGATGAGGCGCTGCACCTCGCGCGCTGGTTCGACGACCAAGCGGAGGATCGGCGGCGCGCTATTTTCTCCACACTGAATGTGCCAGAGGCACGACCGCCACGACGTGCGTCTCCCCCTCGGTAGCGTCCACCACCAAACGATCGATGGGCGGACGCGTCGTGCGACTCAGTGAGTACGTTCCGTTCTGGGCACGGTGTACGTGTGCGTTGGCGCGCCTCCGGTGTGACCCGCGCGACTGCCTTGGGCGGCCGCCGAGCGAGTCGTGACACCGATGACCACTGGCCCCGATCGCGAGGTCCTGGTTGCCCCCAACATCTATCGGGCCGTCGGCCAGGGGAGTGCGGAACACCCGCTCGGCCGCTGGCGGGTCTACGTGCGGCGCGATGGCCGGAAGCGGACGAAGCGCTTCCGGCAGACCTACACGCTCGAGCACGTGCAGACCTGGATCACCAGCTACCACGAGGAGACGCAGAAGTTGCGCACCGCGCGCGGCCTCACCGACGCCGAGTACGCGCGCACGTTTCCCGCCGACGTCGACACCTACCTTGCCCTGAAGCAGGTCAAGGCGATGCCAAGTTTTCGCTCGCGCGAGATTCAGTTGACCAAATGCGCCACGCTGCTTCGTCGCCGCGGCCGCGCGGACATCACGACCCGTGATCTCAACGAGCTGCTCCAGGGCTTCATCAACCGTGGCTACTCCGGGTCCTACGTCAACAAGATCCGCAACGCGCTCATGTCCCTCTGGACGCGGCTCGACGGGCGCAGCGCCCCGAACCCGGTGAAGGACACCAAGCTCTATCCCGAAGCGCCGATCGAAGCGCGCGGGGCGTCGTACGACATCTTGCGCAAAATTCTCGCGGCCGTCTCCGATCGCAGCCGCCCGATCGCAGGCGTCACAGGCTCGCGCGACCGCGGCTCGGTGTCGAAGGCGCGGCTCGAGGTCCTGGTGTGGACGGGGATGGACCCCGCGGAGCTGCGCCGCCTGGGTCCGGAGAATGTGAGTGTCGTCGAACGTTGGTACACGGTCCCGCACCGTCGGAAGGGCACGCCGCCGCGCTTCCCTGAACCACTTGTGCGCAAGCCGATGACTGACGAGGCGATGGCCGCGTTCGAACGGTGGATCGCGTTCAAGGAGTGGGGCACGCCCTTCAGCACCGACGCCCTCCGACACACCTGGCAGCGCGCGGTCACGAAGGTCGAGCGCCAGTTGCGCAAGACGCGCCGCGACAAGAGCCTCTCGTTGTCACGCATTCGACGGCTGAAGGACATCCGGCATTCGTTCGGCACCGAGTTGTCGATTCAGACGGCGGGGAACCTGGGCCTGGTCGGCGAGATGCTCGGGCACCGGGACAAGCGCACCACGCGCCGCTATCAGATCGGCGCCGTGCCGGTCGTGCTCGCGGAAGCGATGGCGAAGTTCGAGGTGTCGACGAAGAAGAAAGCGCCGCGCCGTCGCGGGAAGGCGCGCGACCGATCCACAGGCACGCGTGGCTGACGGAAGGGGTACCAGCGCATGAAAAGGGTACCGGTTACCGC